GCTCAATCTGGGCATTGTTTCCTCCTCTGGCTAATGTTTGTGTTCAGCGGGACACAACCAAAACAGCTGTTGCGGTGACAAAGTGGCTTTGTCTCCACCTTGCCCGCAACAGCTGTTTATAATGCTCGTGGCCTTGCATGCTCGGCCACCGACGATTACGTCGTCGAAGAACTGGATGACGAAGACGAGCACGAACTGGATGAAGACGACCGACTCGATGAACTGCTCAACGACGCGATCGCGTACGGCTGGGTCGCGTGGTTGACGGTGTCGGCCAATCCTTCAAACCGAATGCTCATCTGGCGCCACTCGTCCCCAATCAGCTGCAGCGGTCCATTGGGCATGATCGTGCCGCGCCAGAAGTGCCAGATACGATTGGCTCCAGCCGGATTGTCCTCCACGAACCGCATCGCGAACTCGCCATCCACGTTGCCGAACATGTTCAGCAGATCGGCTACGTTGTCGGCCAGCAGGAACTTCTGCAGATTGACGCTGGCCATCTCGTCCAATGCGATCGTGACCGAGTACTCGTTGCTGATGACCGGATTCTTGTCCTTGACCTTGGCGCCGGAGCGGGAGCTGTAGTGTGGCAGTCGCTCCACCGTCATCTCAATCTCGACGCTGGGCGCATTGCCCATGTCTGAGTACGCTCCGGGCGATCCGCCACTGAACTCCGCAATGGACAGCCGACCCTTGCCTAAAGTGTAGTTGTCTGTGCTCGGGGGAGTTGCCATGGGTTAGATTCCTCCTGTTCCATGTTCATAGGTGACTATCAAGCTGAATTTGAATGCCAGGTACGGATCCCAGTAGCCCACTTGAATCTCTGGCTGCACCAGACAGCTGATGCACAAACTGCCAAAGCTGGGATCGGAATATATTTTGGCCCACACGTCGTCGGCCCGATTGGAGATGAGTGAATCGTACTGATCATTGCTGTACACCATTTCATAGATCACCAGCTCGGCACGCAGCGTGCTGATGAACTTGGTGTACTGGGCGAAGGCCGACCGAGTGTCCCGTTTACTGTATTGGGATGGATCTGGCAGCTGGCCGGTCAGACCGATAAATGGGAACTGGGTGTTGGGGATGGTCTTGAGCTGGTCAAACGCTGGGCGCGATCGCTTGATGGCCTGGGGCCACTGTAGCTCGTGGAGCCGTGTGCTGATGGCTACCAGTATGCGCTCGCGTTTGCTGTTCTCAGCCATTGATCAATCCCTGCCGTAATCTGCATTGAGCATCTGTTCCAAGCGCATCACCGCCAGATCCATGATGCGATCAGCATCCGACTGGCTGATGGCAAAGAACTCTCGGTCCTGGTCCTCGTTGATGAAGAATGCCTTGGCTGGGTTGTAGCCACCAAACTTGTCGCTGGTCGGCATGAAGAACAGCCGCACTTGATTCTGACTGACTTCGTGCGTCATGCTGCTCAGCATGCTGCCGGTGAAGAACAGGTCCACCCGATCGATGGGCAGCCCCAACCTGGCTCGTCGGACCGCATGGCCGGTGCTGTAGGGCTTGAATTGGACTCGTTCCGCATCCACCCCTTCGGCCGTGCGTTGCTTGATCTGGGCCGCCAGGAACAGGCCTATCTCGTTGAACAGCGGCTGGTTGCTGATGCCACGATCGGCCACCGCATCCAGCAGGCGTTTGACCTGTTTGTACCCTTTGATGTCGATGGTGGTGTCGGCCATCTTAGCATCTCGTCAATCGGCGCATGCCTGGTTGCTTGACCTCAGTGTAATCCAACCCGCCCGATGCGTCCCAGTCGTAGTCCAGTCCGTAGCTAACCAGTGACTTGAACTCCTTCTCGTACAGGCCGCCATAGAACTTGCTCTGGCGCTCAAAGGCATCTGCCTCTACGGAGTCCTTCATCAAAAAGCGATAGATCAGCTCCAGTGACTTGGACACACACAGCCGTTCGATCCGAGACGAGCTGTACAGCAGCTCCGGATCAAATGGATACTCTCGCCAGTCCAGTCCGTTGTCGCCAGCTGCTTCCCGATACCACCGCAGGTCCAGATCCTCGTTGATGTAGTCGGTGGCCTTGACGATTTTGTCATCCCAGTTGGACACTCCGTAACTCAGGATGTTGGGTCGCTCATCCAGCAGGTCCTGCTCGTCGCAATACGGCACCGATGCCTTGGCACTGGTGGAGCTGCTGGACCGACTGCTGGAACTGGATGAACTGGACATCCCTCACCTCTCGCTGTATGACCAGCTGTGTTAGACCACCCGTTTGGCCTTGGCCTGCTTGACTGCCTTCGGAGCTGGCTGCGGACCACTGGGCCGAATGCCAGCTGCCTGCGCCTCGCCCGGATCTGGTGCCTCAAAGGCAGTCTGCTCCTGGCGGTTGCGTGGCTCGATGCTGACACTGGCCGCAGCACCGGCTGCCTCGGTGGACGGCACCACTTCCTTGCGCGACACCGGCATCTGCAGCGCTGCTTCAGCCGCACCAGCACGTACCTGTTGAATGGTGCGATAGCCCAGCCCTGACAGCAGCTGCTGGACCTGCTCGTTGTCGGTGGTGAACTCACCACCTAAGAACTCGGCCGCTGCTTTGCCGGTGGCTGGATTCCACACCAGCCGTTCCTTGCCTGATTGATGGAATGTGATTGCGGGCATGATACTGACTCCTCTCTTTAGGTGAAGTAGGATGGCGACAGGGATTATTGCCTGTCGCCATCTGATCACGGAGCTGCCGACGATGAAGAGCTGCTCGATGAAGAGCTGCTGCTCGACGAAGAGCTGCTCGACCGGCTGCTGGATGAACTGGATGAACTGCTGGACGAAGACGACGACCAGGTCACCGAGTCTTCCAGCTGCTCCAACAGCTCCCTGATCTCTGGAGCGGTGGCCGGATTCTCTCGGACCTTCTTGCGCCAGGCTTCTCGCTCTGTCAAACCACGAAGTCTGCTTGCCATGGTTGGTACCTCCTGTAGGTGTGCATCGGTTTAGGTTCAGATGATGGCCCAGCAGGACTGGCTCAGCACCAGTCCTGCATCACAAAGGAGCCGCAGCCATTAGGAGGTGGACAGGCTCGTCAGTTTCCCGTGGTACTCCTCGGGACCGTAGTCCAAACCCATCTGGCCGTAGATCTGACCCTTTTCGCTGGCACCGGTACGTGCCAGTTCCTCGTAGAACAGCACACCCTTTTCCGGCACCGGCAGGAACACCGGCGAGCAGAAAGCCAGGTCCGCAATCAGCAGGGTGCTGGTGACCATCTGCGGAGCCCAGACCACACCGAGCATGGCAAAGTCGGTCTCAATCTGCTTGATGTTGACGCCACCAACGTTGCGATCCATCGGCGCATAGCCGTAAATGTCACTGAGCTGCTGCTTCTGGAAGGCATTGCAGAAAATCACCGAGTTGACAAACTCGGAGCCGTTGGCGGCCATGGTGCGGAGCAGCTGATTCATGAGCGGCTTGCTCAGGGCTGCCGCCGCCGCATTCACCGCATTGGTGCTGCAGGCGGTGACCACACCACGGGTCTTGGCAGCGGTGCCGGCATCGGTGGCCTGCTGATAAGCACCGTTCAGGAAGGTGTACTCGGCATCCAGAGCGATCTGGCGCATGTGCGCCATGATCTGAAAGTCCTTCTCGTTCTGCACCGGCTGAACGCCCAGCTCGGCCAGCCCCGTGGTGGAATCGGCGGTGATCTGGCCGGTGACCGACTGCTTGGCGTAGCTGATGGACACTTGGCGCTGAAAGATCTGGACGGTGTTGACATCCTGACCACGCACATAGGACCAGGCGGTCGGTGCGGTCAGCGAGGCGGTCTCGGTGATGGCTGGTTGGGCCGCAGACTCCAGCGACCAGGGCTGCGCCAGCGCAAACTGAAAACCACCGACTGTGCGCACATTGGCACCCTGCAGTCCACCGATCAGGTTGAGGAACGGAGTTTGGTTTGCCCCCATCATGTACAGCTCACCGACGTAGTTGGGGCAATTCCATACGGTTGCCGGATTGTTGGTGTTGGCCATGGTTCTAAGCTCCTTTGTTGTGGGTTGCTCGTTTGGTGTCGTTAATTTGCTGACTGATGCCGAGCAATCCGATCAAAGGACTCACTCGCCACAGTCTCCATCACACAGTGGTGACGCCCAAGGCTTTCTTCTGCTTCAGCTCGTGGAGGCGATTGCGTAGGGCCACCGCCGTCCGACCGTCCTTGGCATCACTGGCCTTCTTGTGGGCTTCCTCCATTTTGGCAATCTCGGCATCAATGCCGGTCTTGCGTGCACCGCCACCCGATCCACCCTCTCCACCACTGCCGCCTTTGCCGCCACGCAGGATCTGATCCTTTTGGGGATACTCATCCACGATGCGGACAATGGCTTCGTCAAAGTCGGCCAGCTCGCCTGGCTTTTTGCGGCTGTAGATCTGATTCCCACGGGAATCGTAACCCACCACCATCACATTGCCATTCTTGCCAGCTTCCACTTTGAACTGCTTGCCGAAATAGGTCTCGGCGATGTCCGGCGGCAGCAGCGTGCGCGGAGGCTGCTCTCCGATGCCGACGAAATAGGGGTGCTGCCGGAACTGGGCACCGACCATCAGATCGCGAATCTGGGAGTTGGCTGCTTCCAATGCCTTGTCCTTCTCGGTGATGACCGTACTGAACTCGGTCTTGATCTGGTTGATCTCGGTGTCCTTGGCTGCGATGGTCTCCAGTTTGATCTGTTCGATCTTGCCGGCATCCACCAGCTCTTTGTCCTTGAGGTTCTTCACGGTGGCCAGGGCTTTGTCAGCGTCGGCTTTCCACTTGGGCAGGTCCTCGACCGTTTCCAGCACCTTGTACTTGTCTCGCAGCTCGTTGCGCTGCTTGCGGTGCTTGGCGGATTCAGCGTTGAGTTCCTCCACCTTGGTGTACAGCCCAGGCACATCCACCGGGATGTCCTGTCCATTGGGGTCGGTGAAAACGACGTGCCCGTCCTGTGTGATAACTGCATTGCCTTTGTCGTCCAATTTGATCTTCATGCTCATGGCGTCAAGCCTCCTGGCCCCAACTGGGGCGATCTGTGTGGATAGTTCCTCTGCTGAGGAGCCGGTGAAACAGATTCAATGATATGGGGTGTTGCATCATAATGCTCTCATCTGTGTGTCGGCAAAACAAAACGGCAAGTGGGCCAGAGTCTTTCAACCCTGGTGGGCAAGCCCACTTGCCGTTTTGTCACCGCTGGGGATCAGCCAGCGATGTCCGAACTATTGCCGCCAATTTTACTTGATCAGTTATTAAAAGTAAAGTGTTTTATTGCTGCGCAGCCAACTCGTCCATTTCCCGATCATCTTCTGGGTCATCCGACTCATCCTTGGGCAATGACTTGGGCTTGGGCAACTCCTGTCCTTCTTTGTTGACAAAGCGTATTGATCGCAGCCATTCTACATAATCTGTTTCCGTCATGGCAAACCTCCAATGAAATCCCACACCATGGGGTCTATATAACTGTTTTTCGCCATCGCTGGAGTGTTGTGCAGGAACTGGCTGGCTTTCTCACACACGTCTTTGACGATCTTTTTCTTTTCCTTGTCGGTCAGCACCACACTGGCATACTGCTTCAGTTCCTCGTAGGCAATACGGGTGCCGTGGAAGGTGCGGAAGTCCTTGATGCTGTAATCCTTGCCGCCTGCAATGTCTTTGATGAACTGATTCAGCATGGATGCCGACACATCTGGGAACAGCCGCTCGCCTTCGACCTTGCTGGCCAACCGAGTGTTCAGCCAGCTGGCGATCCGGGCATCATCTAATTCGTAGTGGGCCGCCTTGCCTTCCTTGGCAATGAAGTCCAGCATGATCTTGGAGCCATCCACCTTGACATGCTCGGCCTGCAAAGTGGTCAGCCCATAGGCTTTCTGCCTGGCCTTGAAGTCTTTGGTGGAGCCCACCCGTATGGCGGTCTGGTCCTCCAGGTGCAGCAGCCAGGCCTTGGGGTCGTTGGATTCAATGCCCTTCTCTATGGCGGTGCGGATCTGCGGCATGTCCTCTGCAAATTGCTGCAGCCGTTCGAACTTCTGCTTGGCGGCAGCCGCAATGTGCTCGGCTGAATAGCGATATTGCCAGCGACCGGCGGCATCCATGCCAATGGCCTGCACCTTCAGGCTGGGATCCGATGCCACCACCACATTGGTCCAGGCTGGTGGGATGCGCATTTTGTTCAGCCGCTCCAGATCCTCACCAGCAATCTCCTGGTCGCCCAGGAACCACTTGCCATCGCGCCGCACGTAGTCTTTGCATGGACTGAGGTCTGGTCCGCTGTCTGGGTTGTCTGCCATCACTTACTCACTTTGAAGTCAGTCTCAGTATCATAGAAGCCATCACCTTTATTGACTAGCTGCTGATAGGTAATGTCGCCAAACTGATCGCCTGACCCAATGACGTTCACCAGATCACCGATCGCATCAGCTGACTTGGCAACAGCTCGCACCAGCACTGTTTTGTCATCAATGATAGACACTG